ACATAAAACTCTGAGGTGAATTATGCATCTGCAGGATCCCAGTATACAAGCGCCGCCCAAAGGCGCGCCACAAAATGCGAGGCACGTTTTCGTGGCGCGCGGGCATTTCGAATTGGCTGTGAATGCCGCTCGCCTGGTCCGCTCCCAGTATTCGCGCCAATCCAAACGACAGCTCGTCCGTGAATGCCTGCAGCACCTGCATGCGTTCCTGGCTGCCCCGCGACCTGGAGCAGCCCATGAGTAACGTCTTCACCTTCAAATCAGCCGGGGGCTTTACCCGGATGGACAATCAGCTGATGGACGCTCTGGCAGCGGTTCACCTGTCGCCAGCTGAGTTCAAGACATTGCACGCGATTGCTCGCCTGGTGATCGGCTACAACCTGAAGGAGCGCCGCATTACTGCCGACGAAGTGGCCAAGATGACCAACATCCTGCCTGCGCACGTTTCGCGTGCGATCAGCAGCCTGCTGGCTCGTCGGGTGCTGTACCGAGTTGGTGGCAGTCGCGGCGAAATCGGCGTCTCTTCGCCGTCTGAATGGGTGTACCAAGAGCCTAAAAAAGAACAATCGACTCAACCAAAAACAGTCGAGACTACCAAAATTGGTAATTTCGGCAACGTAACGAAACTACCAAATTCCGACGACTCCCTTCTTTATACGAAAGAAATACCCCTAGTAACTGTTCCTACGGAACAGATTACTGCCCCCCAGGGGGCTGGGCTCGACCCGTTGGAAGCCAGCCCGGTTGTGTTCACTGGTGAAGATTTCGAAGTCGACGCCACCCTGATCAGCAAATGGGTGGAAGCCTACGCGCCGATCGACGTGGAAGCGGAGATCAAACGTGCTGCCGCCTGGGCCAGTGGAAGCAAGCCGAAGAAGGACTGGCGCCGCTTCTTGGTCAACTGGCTGGGCCGTGCGTTCAAGCGTAGCCCGAACGGAGCCAGCGAGACCGGTGTACCGGTGGACAAGATCATCGACCTGTACCACCGAGTCTGCCCGAACCTGCCGGCGGTGACCGTGAGGAGCGACAAGGTTCTGCGCAGCATGATCGCTGAGCGCTGGAACGAATCCCCTGAGCATCAGAGTGGCCAAGGTTTCTGGCTGGGTTTCTTCCAGAAGGCCAACAGCCGCAACCAAGTGTTCTTCCGTGGCGCGAACGTTCAGCCGCGCCTTGAGGCCTTGGTAAGCCGCGCTGTCTTTCGTGAGATCGCGGAGGCCGCGCAATGAAAGAACTTCACAGCCTTGAGGCCGAGCACGGTGTCCTGGGTGCCATGCTGCGTCAGCCCCACCTGATTGACGTGTTGTCCGACGGCCTGGCCCCGGACGCATTTGCCTGGGAAGACAATGCTGACCTGTATCGCCTGATCCTTGAGCTGCACGCCGATGGCCAGCCGGTGGACGTGATCACCCTGAGTGACCGTCGTGCTGAGTTGCCCAGCGGCACCCGTACCCTGGCCTATGCCGGCGAGATCCAAGCGAACACCCCCAGTGTGGCCAACGCCAAGTCCTACGCCCAGATCATCCGCGACCGCGCCATCTGCCGCCAGTTGGCCGCTGCCGCTGAGCGTATCAACGAGGTTGCTCACGAACAGGCAGACATCGAAGACAAGATATCGCTAGTCCAGTCGATTGTGCTGGGTCTGGATTCGACCGGCAGCGACGGTGAGTGTCAGATGATCGGCGACATCCTTGCCGAGCACGTAGAAACACTACAGGCGCGACTTGATCGCTTTGAGAGTGGCGTCGTCATGGATGGTTTGGGTTCGGGAATCCCCGATCTCGACAAGTACACCCAGGGCCTGAAGGCGGGACAGATGATCGTGGTAGCTGGTCGCCCAGCGATGGGTAAGACCACCCTGGCCATGAACATCGCGGCCGATGTGGCGATTGTCCAGGCCAAGCCAGTACTGGTCGTCAGCCTGGAAATGACCAAGACCCAGCTGATGGATCGCCTACTTGCGGCTGTAGGTGGGATTCCGCTGCCTTCGCTGAAAACTGGCGAGTGCGCGAGCGACCATTCGGCTGAGCTGGCTGCAGCCACGCTGAAGCTGCGTGACGCGCCTATCTGCGTATCAGACGTGCCGGTCATGACCATGCCGCGAATTCGCTCCATTGCGCGGCGTCAGGCCCACCGCATGGGTGGACTGGGACTGGTGGTTATCGACTATCTGGGCCTGATGGAGGGCGAGGGGAAGGGGCGCACCGAGGACGTTACTGCCATGTCCCGCCAGATCAAGCTGCTGGCCCGCGAACTTGAGTGCCCGGTGATCGTCCTGTCCCAGCTCAATCGCGGCTGCGAATCCCGTCCAGATAAGCGCCCAGTACTGAGCGACCTGCGCGAGTCCGGCGCCATCGAGCAGGATGCCGACATCGTGATGTTCGTGTACCGCGATGAGGTGTACCACCCCAACACCCAGGACAAGGGCATAGGGGAAATTCTGATCCGCAAGAACCGTGACGGCGAGATCGGCACTGTTCCCACTGCGTTCCAGGGTGACCGCTCCCGGTTCATGCCCTTGGCCAACCGCTCCCGCCAAGACAACGTCGTGCAGGTGAATTTCTGATGAGAGAACGCAGAGCGATCTACCACCACAACGGCTACCGGCTCCGCTCCTACACGGAGCTGATGTGGGCGCGCCTGATGGACGCTGCCGAGATCACCTACCTGTACGAGCCTGATCTGGTACGTGTCGACGCCGGGTTCTATCTGCCGGATTTCTGGTTGCCGCATGTTGGCATCTACCTGGAAGTGAAGGGCAAACAGCCAACCGAAGAAGAGATCCAGAAAGCCGATGCGGTTATGGCCCGCACTGGTCGAGAGGTGATGTTTTTGGTTGGCCTGCCTGAGTCTGACCAGGGTGGCCTGTTCAATTGCGGCTTCCTCGCGCGAGGGGCATCTGGCTGGAACAGCAACGTTTCCCCGAGTGACTTGCACCGACTGGTTCGCGATCACGTCAGTCATGAGATGTGGGCGCGAATGAGGTTGGCAGTGCAACCGGATGACTTGGACTACGTCCGCCAGATCGGGGAAGTCCTTGAGGAAATGTTCCTCGTCCGCGCTGACCGCTCAGACATGGAGCGCGTGCTGCGAGAGGTTCACGCTCCGCTCAACGCTGAGCGCCTGGCCGATTTGCCGGCCCCAGGAATCTGCGAGAAAGCCCTGAAGTCTTTTCTCGATCGCCAACAATTTCGAATCGCTCAGCGTGGTGTCGCATGAGCACGCAAGGAGAAGCACTGATGGACACCAACAGAATGCGAGACGTCAGCCGTGAGCAGTTCGAGCAGCGGTACCCTGTGCCTGAAGGTGCTTGCTGGAACGCCGAGCAGGGCCGCTATGTCCTGTTCCATCTCAAGCTCTGCACCGTCGCCAAGTACGAGCGATTCGTTGAGAGCTGGGTGTGCTGGCAGATCAGTCGAGAGGATGCGGCAGCAGCGTTGACTTCCCCATCGCACTGGATCGCTGACTACTCAGCGTGCGGTGGCGGCCTAGCCGTCTTCGATGCAGAAAAGGCTACCAAGGTGACCGACCCAATGTGCTTGAAAACCCCTGCTTACACCATCCATGCACTGGAGAAAGCTGGCCTGAAGGTGGCGCCATGACCGTCGACAAAGAAAACCTGAGGTCCCTGGCCCTGACTGCAACCAAGTCCGTCTGGACCACGGATGGCCTGAATGAGGTCATGAGTGCCGAGAGCGACCAGATCAACGGCGGCTATGTGGTCGCCATTTGCGAGGGCCCGGATCGCCTGAAGAACGCCAAGTACCTGGCTGCAGCAAGCCCTGCCACCGTCCTTTCCCTGCTCGCGGAGATCGAGCGGCTGGAGGCTTGGAGAACGGCATTCCTCAAGGAGCGGGATGCACATATTTGCCAGCGCGACCAGCTCAAGGCCGAGAACGCCGGCCTGCGCACGGGCTACCAGGCCTACGAGGATGTGAATGCTGGGCTGAAGGCTCAGGTCGAGGCGCTGCGCGCTTCCATGAAAGAGATGTGTGCGATGTACACGCATGTATGGGATCGGGAAGACGGCGCGTTGGTGTGCTTTTCCAGCAACGTTGAACGGTTCGACAAGGCTCATGAGGCGGCGTGGGCGCTGATTAACCCAGCAAAAGAGGCCGCCCATGACTGACCTCATGCTCCGCACCGAACAAGACCGCACCCGGCTGATCGGCTACCTGACCAGCCTGGACCTGGCCAAGCCGCGCAAGATCGCGATCACCGAAGTCCGCAACAAGCGCAGTGACGCCCAGAACCGCCTTCTGTGGATGTGGAACAACTTGATCCAAGAGCACCTACGCGATTCGTTCGGCCAGACCGCCAGCGCGGAGGAGTGGCACGAGATCCTGGTCGCCAAGCTCTGGCCAGCCGAGGTTCACCCGGTCGAGCTTCCTGATGGCACCCGGTACCGCGTGGGCCGGGCCAAGACTCGCAAGTTCAACACCCAGCAGATGACCACTTACCTGGAGCTGCTGGACGCCTACTGCGCAGAGCACCTGCAGCTGCTCCTGCCGCAGCCAGATGACCTGATGATGGCAATCTACGGTGAGCGCCGGGGGAGGGCCTCATGAGGGCTGCGATCAAGGAAGTGAAGCAGAAGACCTGCAAGGGCTGCGGCGGGAAATTCCGGCCATCGCTGTCGACACAGAAGGCCTGCAGCGTGAAGTGCGCCCTGGACCTGGCCAAGCAGCCGGCGAATCAGAAGGTTGCCCGGAAAGCGATAGCCGACCGAGAGCGCCGCGAGATCCAGGCTCAGAAGCAGAAGCTGAAGAGCCGCTCCGACTACATGCGCGAGGCCCAGGCCGCTTTCAATCAGTGGATTCGCCTGCGTGATGAGGGGCTTCCGTGCATCAGTTGCGGCCGGCACCACGAAGGCCAGTACCACGCCGGCCACTATCGGACCGTAGGAGCGAATCCTGAGCTGCGCTTCGAGCCGCTCAACGTCCACAAGCAGTGCGCGCCCTGCAACAACCACAAATCGGGCGACATCGTGAATTACCGGATCAACCTGGTGCACCGCATAGGCGCTGACGCGGTTGCGTTCATCGAAGGGCCTCATCAGCCCCGGCGCTACACCATCGAAGACCTGAAGGCCATCAAGGCCGAGTACAGGGCAAAGATCAAACAGCTGAAGGAGACTGCAGCATGAACTGGACATCACTCGACACCGCTCAGCTGCTTCTCCTGGGCATGGCCATTCTGGGTGCCTACTGCATCGTGCGCGGCGCTTCCATTGCGGCCAAGCGCAAACGTGAGGAGGGCGGCCCATGCAACTGAACAGCGCCCGCCAAGCATGGCATGACTGCCTGTACACGGCCTGGGATAGCCAGGGCTCCTTCATCGAGCAGCTGGGCCTGCTGGGCGCCATGGTGCAGACCACCGACAAGCAGCGCAGTGCGAGCCATGCCGTTCACCAGGCACTGGCCGGCCGAGTGCAGTCGGCGATCGGAAAGCTGCACAGCCAGGTCCGCGCCTTCGGCAACTTCATGTACAGCCCCCGGCTGGACGACGACACCCGCGAGACTGCCGAGGAGGTGATCTTCTCTCTGGTGCAGAACAAGTCGCCGCGCATGACGGCAGCCAAGCGGGAAAAGCTAGAGTACGTGGTGAAAGGCGTAATGACCCGGTACCGGTACATGCATCAAGGCGGGCAGTCAGCCAATGACGACCCGCTGGAGTCACCTGAGGGGTTCCGGGCCTGGTTGCATGCGCACTACGGGGTCAAGCTTGAGTCGGCTAACTGGGAGCGCGATTGGGGTGGTTTTGTGCGCTTGGCGTTCGACTGCTGCGAAGACGTCGACAAGATGGCGCTGGGGCCGGTGGCGGCCGCAATCTACGAAATGCAAAGGGCCGCTTGAGGGCCTATTGCGTTCCCGTGCGGCTGATGGCATAGTTTCCCCATCGTGATAATTTCGCCTTTGGCGAAGTTCACAAGAAGAACCCGGCCATTGTGCCGGGTTTTTTATTGCCCGCAGAAAAGTTCACTGCAGCCAGGGCAGCCTTCGGGAGGCCTGGACACTGATAAGCCGGTAGTACAGTGCTACGGAAAAACACCGGCAGCCCGCGCACCCATGCCTCGTACGTGCTTCATGGGTGGCGCGAGACCGGATCAGCGAGACCGATGCATTAGGGCGTCGGCGCTGTGATGGTCTTTGGTGGGCGGCGTGGGAAGACACGCAAACCCAGGAGCATGTGCGAGCCTTGCGTTACGGCTCCATGCCCGGATAAACGATATTCGGAGTGCCCACGGCATACGACTCGACACCGGTGATCTGCAAGCGCAGGCCGAACAGGGCCAGGGCGTTTTCGATGCTCTCCAGTTTCGAGGAGTGCTCGAAGTCAACCAGCCGGCCAGCGGCGACAGGTGAGATGCTCAGCATCTCCGCCAAGTCGGCCCGAGTCTTCCCGTCACGCACGAGAAGGTTCCACAGCAATGCTTTGGCTACGGTGACACCAGGTAGTCGCACATGGTGGTCTCCACGGTCAGTGGACTCAGGAATAGGCTGGCGGCGCTCAACGTAGATCGACAGCGCCAAGGTGATCCCCTCAGCTGCATTTTCCAGCAGCTCTTCCAGGGTATCCCCGACGCTGTGTGCCTCTGGAACGTCCGGGCAGGACGACCAGTAATGCCCGTTTTCTTCGTGGGCCACGATTTTGTAGTCGAACATAGTTCCTCTCTTTGGGAGCTGACTTGTTTTGCGTCCGGCATCAAGGTGGGGCCTCATTTGAGGCCCAGTTGCTTGATGATTTCCTTCCTGAGTCCTTCACCTATCTCTTTCGATCCGTGACTCGGGAAGATCGTCTGTCGGTCCTTGTATCGAATCTTGAAGTGACTGCCTTTAGCTGACTTCGAGAACTCGACCCCTTGGGCCTCCAGCCACCGCCGGAACTCGCTGTACTTCATCAACTCTCCTTTGTTGTGTTGATGGGGTCATTATATAAACATAAGTGTTCAGTGTAAACACTTATGTTTAGTTTTCATGCCCAGCCAATGGAGTCGAGCGCATGGAGTTTTTTCACCGCCTGCTCGAAAAGCTCGATTGGGCTATTGCGGGCCTCATCGGGGCCGTGGTCGCCAGCTGGTGGCACCGGGACGACCTGACCGACCGAAAGGCTTGGTTGCTGTTCCTGTCCACGGGCGCCGCCTGCGCGCACTACCTGACCGGCATGGTCAGCGCCTACTTCGGAATCGTTGAGCCTCGGAGTGTTGCCGGTGTCGGCTTCCTCCTGGGTACCTTTGGTGGCTCTCTCATCGCCGCCATTCACCGTGCAATCAAGGCCGCCGACCTTTGGTCCCTGATCAAATCCAGGTTCGGGGGAGGTGCGGGATGATCCTTGAGTACATCAACGGTGTGTCTGCCGGGATGATCGCGATCTGGGCCACCTGGTGCGTGCTCAGCGGCAAGGTGCGGGACGGGGTGATCGGCAAGATCATCTACTCCACCATCGCCCTGAGCGGCTACGCCATCCTCGCCCGGGCGGAGAGTGAGTTCTTCACGCCATCCATGGCTGGGACGACCCTTTACGTCACCCTGGCCCTGGCCGGTGCTCGTCACATCTTCATCGTCATGTACTGGCAGCGGGTCAAGGCCTGGCTGTGCCGCACCCTGAACTGCGAGCACTGCCTGAAGGACTGCCGGTATGGCCCTGGCGGGATCGAGCGGCGCAAGTCGTAGACCGCGCCACAATTTCAAGGTGCGCCGATTCGTGGCGCGGAGAACTGAATGACCACCATCGCCTACAAAGACGGCGTGATTGCCTACGACTCTCGCCAGACCCGGGGCGGAGCAATCGTTTCTGATGAAGCCCCGAAGTGCCAGGTTGTCGATGGAGTCAGCTTCTTCCTGTCTGGTGCCGTATGCGATGAGAAGGCGTTGATCGCTGCCTACTTCGGTACTCAGTCGCCGGTTCCTGTGGAGTGCTCAGGCTATGTCGTCGATGACGGCAAGCTGATGAGTGTCGGGCATGACGACAAGACGGGGAT